GGGCCCCAGATGGGCCCTCCCAGGTGCTAGAATACAGCATCTTGCAGAAGAAAACTTCTGCCACTATTCATTTATAGGAGTATCTAATGGAATCCCCGACCAAGTCTCAATTCACAAGAGTTGAGGTTGGCTCAGGCCAATGGCGGTTCTACAACGAACCTATCCAGCAGCTTAAGCCGATGACTTTGACCTCGCGTCAGAGTACTTGGTCGATTAATCACGATATCTCCCAATTAGGAGGTCTCGATGATATCGGTGGACCCTTCAGAACCGAAAAAACATGGTTCGCCCACAACGGACAAAGCTTTTATGTCCAAGGGTTGGGTAGAGAGTACAAAGGAACTTTGCATCTCTCTGGGGACTATATTCCTGAAGCGAACTACAGCCCGTCTCCAGCGTATTCCAGTCTTGATGACATGGTTGCTGCTGGGACTACTGCTATCGCAAGGACTATCCCCACCAATGCTACCTCCGGCGCGTCCGTATTCATCGGTGAACTGAGAGAGGGACTCCCTCATATTCTTGGTTCATCCATCCTTAAGACGAAGTGCCGTGACCTGCGTAAGCTAGGTGACGAGCATCTAAACGTCCAATTTGGATGGAAACCGATGGTCGCGGATCTGCGAAAATTCGCAAAAGCTGTCAAAAAGCAGAATTCTACTTTGCGACAGTTGCACCGGGATAGTGGGCGAGACGTCAGAAGACGTTTCGAATTTCCAGAAGAAACATCCAAAACAGCGCCAGATGGACCCAAGTGGGGATTTGTCACCCCCACTATGTGTAACGGGGACCATCTAGATGCGTGGATGATGCGGGCCGAGGGCCCTGAACCGACAGGATATACCTATTGGTCTGAAAAGACCCGTAGGCGTTGGTTCAGTGGCCGCTATACTTATCATGTTCCAGATCACCCTTCGGGGTTCTTTGGAAAGATTGATAAGTGGGATGCTGAAGCTAACAAGCTTCTAGGCACTCGGCTTACACCAGAGGTTGTCTGGAACCTGGCTCCTTGGAGCTGGGCTGCAGATTGGTTCTCCAATGCTGGGGATGTTATTCATAACATCTCTGCATTGCAGCACGATAATCTGGTGATGCGTAGTGGATACATTATGGAGGAAACCTCCGTTAGTAATGTCTCCAACTGGCAGGGTTATCTTAACCTTGTTGGCTCGCCTAATACCTTCACGAACCTCGTAGAATCGTTTGGTACTACGACGAAGGTAAGGTACTGCGCTACTCCTTATGGATTCAGCTTGACGGGGTTAGTTATGAACCCCCGTCAGATAGCTATTACAGCGGCGCTCGGGTTGTCCCGGGCTCCCCGCCGTACCTCTATAGGATAACCTACTAGAGAAAACCTTAAGGCAGTTGTGATCGACACACTGTCTGATAACTCTGAAAGAGCAATCATGTCATATGCAGACCCGCAGTCCCTTACAATCAACTCGGTTGCTAATTCGCTTCCGCGAATTAGCTCCGGCCCGAATTCTGGAACTTTTTCCAAGGATGACGGTACGGTCAAGCTGACGGTCTCTCACCAGTATGGTAAGAGGACCCGCCGGCAGGTCCGAGTGGACTTCCGCAAGGTTGCGGCAGACCCACTGGCTACTGGTTATAACAAGGAGTACTCTATGAGTACTTATTTTGTTATTGACCACCCGCCCGTCGGTTTTACCAACACCGAGGCCAAGCAGATCGTGGACGCCCTTACGGCGTACCTCGCTGCTAGCACGGGAGCCAATGTCACCAAGCTTCTTGGTGGCGAGAACTGACCCTCGGGTTAGTTTAAAGGGATTACATTTCCATCTGCAGCCTTTATGACTAAGGATGCCCAAACCTATTTGAGAGGCAGGACATGAAAAGCCTGAGGATGCTCTGGAAGATTGCGGCAGAAGATCTCGCCGCAAGATGTTGCACTAGCACCACTCTGGATTGGGAAACCGTCCAGAGGCGGTTGGAATCAGAGGGGGAATCGTTTTTGACGATTACCCTACCCCAATACGGTAAGGCGCTCGAAAAAGCGCTTGACCGAGGCGGAGTCCTCAGTACTGACTTTCAGGGTTGGAAAACCCCAAAAGGTCAGGTGATCCCCCTATTTCTAGGTGGGTTCATGGGTCTGATTTTCGATCGACGTTCTGGCTTGCTTCTCAACGAGCCTGACATCGACGCGATATTTGCCGTTCGTCAACTCACGTTGATGTTCAGCAAAATACTTCTGCCCTGCAGCGATGCTAGGGTGAAGGATGCGATCGACGGCTATGTTGAGTGTGAGCAGGAGGTTCGCAGAAGTGACGCTGAGCGTTCCTCCTCCCTTGAGGAGGAGTTCCGCAAGGCATCGCTGGTCCTGTGGGGTACGGTGTTGCAAGAAGTAGACGAAGATGTCTACAATTGTCGCATCGTCCCACGTCACGGACCCGGGGCTACCGCCGATCGGCTTAAGGGAAACCAAAAGTTCGATCAGCTTGAGTGGACTGAGCGACTCGAAAGAGTCTTCAGTTTTGGAGAATTCATTCTCCCCAACTCGAGGTATCATACTGAATACCTCCCCCGCGTGGATTTCCTCGAACCTGGAGCTGAGAGACCCGTGAGGGTCATCACAGTTCCTAAAACGCTGAAAACGCCTCGAATTATAGCGATTGAGCCTACCTGCATGCAATATGTGCAGCAAGGTTTGCTCGCTCGATTCGTCGAGTACATGGAAGCTCCTTTTGTAAAAATTCCTGGAAACAGGAATAGGGGCTACCAGCTTGTCGGGTTTACTGACCAGACGCCTAACCAGCGTATGGCACAGGATGGTTCTCTTTCTGGGAACCTTGCTACGCTTGATTTAAGCGAAGCGTCCGACCGCGTTTCCAATCAGCTCGTCCGACTTATGTTGGAAGCATTCCCCAACCTCGCGGAAGGGGTAGATGCATGCCGTAGTCGTAGGGCTGACGTGCCTGGCCATGGCGTTATACGCCTAGCTAAGTTCGCGTCTATGGGTTCAGCGCTCACCTTCCCGATTGAGGCGATGGTCTTTTCGACCGTTGCCATGATCGGAATAGGGTGGGCTCTAAATGAGCCAGTGACCCCTAACCTGATTGATATGGTTAGGGACGAGGTGCGCGTGTACGGGGACGATATTGTCGTCCCTGTGCGCTTTGTGCAAACCGTGATTCGGGCACTAGAAACTTTTGGGTTTCTAGTAAATCGACACAAGTCTTTCTGGACTGGAAAGTTCAGGGAGTCTTGTGGTAAGGAATACTACGATGGCCATGACGTATCTATCGTCAAGGTTCGTCGAATCCTTCCTTCATCACGGCGGCACGTTGAGGAGATATTGTCAGCTTCGTCACTCAGGAACCAGGCTTACCACCTGGGTCTGTGGGGCCTCGCTGGCTACCTCGATAAGACGTTGGAGGATGTGTTGCAATACTATCCTCTAGTCCTCGAGACATCTCCGGCCATTGGAAGGGTTTCAGCTATCTTCGGATATGAGGTCCAAAAGACCTCCGAAGCCCTCCATTCTCCCCTGGTTAGGGGGTATGCCGTTTACTCTAAGTCGCCTCTTTCTGAGGTAACTGGGGTAGGCGCCCTGGTCAAGTGGTTCTTGAAACAAGGCGAAGAGCCGTTCGCTGACAAGGATCACCTAAGGCGTGCTGGACGCCCCGATGCCGTCAACATCAAGCTCGGGTGGAGGCAGCCCTTTTAATAAGGGCTGTCCGTCGCATATACCAAACGCGACGAGGAGAGGACTAAGTCCCTTCTGAGACTTAGTTCTCGGGGAGGTGCA